ACTTGGCGAGATGAGTTACAAGAAGCTAAACCGGCTACGGTTGGTCAGGCGGCGTGGGGCAAATGGTGGGAGTATAAATCTCCGAAACGAATGCCAAGCCGCCGCATTTTGGCTAACGCACTGTTGCGGTTCGAGATCCTGATCGATGCGGGACACACCGACTTCGACAAGATAATCGACATTACTGTTGCTAGCGGATGGCAATCTGTTCCGCAGCCCGAGTGGACTCAAATCAAACAGATTAAGCAGTCTTCTGAGCAGACCTCTATCCTTGCGCTGGTCCGCTGATGGACATCGTCGAGCTAAAGAGCGTAGCGCAAGCGCATGTCAATCAGATCTGTCTAGAGCTGTTGCCCGAAGGCGTCAGGGAAGGTGATTGCTGGAAAGTAGGCAGCATCAAAGGCGAAAAGGGGCGTAGCCTGAGCTGCTATCTGAGTGGCGCTGATGCGGGTAAGTGGACTGACTTTGCAACTGGCGATCATGGAGACGTTATTGATCTAGTTCGAACGATACACGGCAGCACACTGCTCGATTCGATTGACTGGATCAAAAAGCGGTTTGGCATTCGAGATACCGATCAGGCTAAAAAATTAAAAGCGCCGGTAAAAAAATACAACACCCCAATTATGCCAGCTGCTAACGAGGCAAGCCCAAATCTGCACAGATACCTCGAGAGCAGAGGCTTTAGGGACGTAGGAGAGATATGCCACAGCTGGAAGCTCTACGAGGCTGGTAATGATGCAAAAGCGGACTTGATCTTTCCGTTTTACAGCATCGACGACACGCTTACCTGCGGCAAGACCAAGAACATGAACTATGAGCGAACGTCCAAAGGCAGTTTCTGCGGCACTGGCGCTAAGTTAATCCTATTCGGTTGGCAGGCAATGAACCCTAACGCCCGAACGTTATGGCTAACAGAGGGTGAGTTAGACGCTATTGCTTTATCTGAACTAGGTTTCCCTGCTTTATCCCTGCCTAACGGCGCTGCTGGTTTAACGTGGATACAACATGAGCTGCCAAACCTAGACCGCTTCGACGAGATCGTGATCGCCACAGATCAGGACGAGGAAGGTGAGGGTTGCGCTCAGAAGTTAATCGGAAGACTGGGCGAGCGTTGCATGCGAGCGCGGTGGGAAGGTGCAAAAGATGCAAACGAACTACTCCAAAAGCTGGGTTATGACCACGCCAAGCTTGCCGTCCAGAAGGCTTACGACTCAGCTAAATGGATCGATCCAGACCAGTTGAAATCGGTTATGGAATTCCATCAAGTCCTGGACGATTACTTCGATCTAGAAAACCGAGGGCTGCAAGGTTACGAGGCGGGATGGGAAAAACTTAACGATCAGCAGATACGATTTCACGGTCTCTGGGGCGTGACTGGAATCAACGGACACGGTAAGTCTATGTGGCTTGGGCAGTTGGTTTTGAACCTGATGAAACAAGGCGGTAAAGCACTGATCGCCTCGATGGAAATGGCGCCGAAGCAAACGATTGGGCGAATGATGCAGCAGGCATCGGGTGGTTCCAAGCCGCCTAAACCGTACAGAGATGCCCTGCTCAACTGGATGAGCGACTCGTTATGGCTTTATGTCGATCAGCTAACACCCAAGCCAGCGCAGCTCATGAAGACGTTCGAGTACGCCTATCGAAGATATGGGATAGACGTTTTTGTGGTGGATTCTTTGACGAACATGGTTAGGCAAGACGATTACGCCGAGCAGCAAAAATTCGTTGAGCGCCTGGTCAATTTCAAACTGCGGCACCCCGTCACTATCTTCTTAGTTACCCACTCCCGCAAGGGTGAGAGTGAAGCTATGGCTCCCAACAAGTTTGATGTCAAGGGATCCGGATCGATTACAGATTTGGCTGATGGGTTCGTCAGCATATGGAAGAACAAAAAGAAATCTGAGCACCTAGAGGTGTGCGAAATCCTCGGGCGAGAGCCAGACGAGGAGATCATGAAAGGCTGGGATATGTACCTAGATGTCCTCAAAAACCGCAACGGCAGTTTCGAGGGAAAGGTCGGATTCGAAATGCATCAGGATTCTTTGCAATACCTCGAGCGTCGAGCGGGTGCGCCAAAAAAATACATCAACTACAGCAAGGAGTCTTCGTGATTGAGGAAGAACGGTTTGCGGAAAACATCCGCAACGCGGGTGCAGAAATAGCACATGCAGAGATGGAAGTAGCCAAAGCTGACGCAAAAGAAAAACAGAAGTTCGCACAGCTCATGATGATTGGTGAGCACCAAGGCAATAAGACAGCCGCAGCACAAACAAGGTTCGCTGACGCATCAGATGAGATGTATCAGATCAGGCTGGCTAGGGGTGTCGCCAAAGGCGCTCTCGCGGCGGCAAAAGCAAACAGTAATGCAGCAGAAGTGGAGTTCAAACAATGGCAAAGCACAGTAGCAAGCGCACGCATGGAGAGACGAACATATGGAGCTTAGATTTTGAAAGCAAGGTCCACTTTCAGCTGGCGCCTACTCAAGCAACGAATCCTGATGAATTTGAGGATTTCTGCGTGTCGCTTTTCAAACTGGCTGAAGAGTTTGGGTTGGGAATTGAAAACATCAAAATCGAAATGGAACTCGTTAATGAAGAGCCGCACACCCACTAAAGAGGAGAGGGTTTGGATGAGCTGCCTGCTCGATCACGGATGTGTCGTCTGTCGCAGAGAGTTCAGAGTTCACACCCCTCCTGAAATTCATCACATCGATGGCAAGACCAAGCCGAACGCACATCTAAACAGCATCCCGCTATGCACAAAACATCATCGAGGTGGAGATGACAACGCAGTATTTACCTCCCGACACCCCTATAAAAAAAGATTCGAGGAGCGTTATGGAACAGAACAGGAGCTTTTGGAACATGTCCGAACGGAAATCTTTGGATGACCCTACCCCTGCCGAGTGGGATGAAGTCTCTCGACCGGCTCGATACACACAGGGTGATATCGAATCTTGGGACGCTATGCACAGCGCCATGTCGCAAGAGGAATGGAACGGCATGTGCAAGGGAACAATCATGAAATACCTTTGGCGCGAGCAGCACAAGGGTGGCAAGACAGACCTGCTTAAAGCGAGAGCCTGGTTGGAAAAATGGATAGCAACCTATGACGGATAGTCGAGCTAAGGGTCTCCAGTTTGAGCGAGATTGCTGTCAACTATTAGGGTCTTGGTTATCAGAAATAACCGGAGAGGACGTTACTTTGCGGCGCATCCTTGATCAAACCAGAACGGTTGATCTTGGGGATATCGAGTGGGGACCGTTTCTCTTTGAATGCAAGCGATACAAACAAGGTAATTGGCATCGACCCGAATGGTGGGAGCAGGTTTGTCGAGCAAGCAAGCAGAGAGTTCCGATTCTGATTTACAAGTTTGACCGGCAGCCGATTCGATTTGTCTTCCCTCTTTGGGCAGTTGGCGACTTCCCGAAAATTGATTATCACACCGTTACGGTAACCCCAGAACACGCTCGACTTATCATCAAGAGGCTGATCGATGACCCCATCTTCTCTGCTAAACGTTTGCAAGACAGCAGCCAAGCAGCCTAGCTATCCAGAAGCAATCCTCATGCTCGAGGACGAGCTTGATGCACGATTCTGGGACATGGCGAAATCGACCGTCCCATTTTATATCTGCGGACATGTTCTTGATCTGCCAACAGCTGCTGATCGACGCGATTACATGCTGTCGATTCCCGAATCTACCTATCCGAAACACACGAAAGCGCTCATCGAAATGGGTGTAAGGAAGCTATATGCAGACCTTTCACGATGATTTACGGCGAGGAGAGGCGATTGAAAAAGATTTTCTCGACCGATTACTCGTAAGTTTCAAGCACGCGACCAAAACATTTGGTAAAGACAGCCGCTGCGACATCTTGATACCAGAATTGGATGCAAAAATAGAAGTGAAGTATGACCCGATGAGCAGAGAGACGGGGAATATCGTTGTCGAGTATTACCACAACCAGCCTTCTGGCTTGCATACGACAGAGAGCAATCACTGGTTATTTTACGATGGAGTCGATGAGTATTGGCTCACTCTGACTGACCTGATCGGCATCTGCGCCTCGAGAGATCCAACCAGGATTCACAGTCGAGGAGATAAGCACCCAAAATGGGTTTACCTTGTTCCGGTTGAGGTTATTCGAAAACACGCTCGGCAATAAAAAAACCCCGCCGAGGCAGGGTTCTTTTAGGGGTTGTAGCGAGATGCTAAACCACCTGCTTACGGCTAAAAGTCTAGCACAGCACATCCAAAACTAATCGATAGTTTAAAGCGAGTTAATGCTGACAGAAATAGTAACCTCCATATTGTGGTGCTGGTAAAATTCTGAAAGAGCATCTCGAAGCTTGAAGGCTTCGTCAACCATTGCAGGTTGATCTAAGTGAAAGTATTCCTTGTATAGACTGGTTTGGCTGAGGATTACGGCAGAGGAATTGACATGATAGTCATCCTCGAAAACCGTTACCACTACATCCGCACTTCTTGTATCGTAGAACTTACGGCATTCGGTTTGGAACTGTTGAGCCCAATGCGATGCCAAATCATCTTTTTTTCCTACTTCAGCATCGAACTGCT